CACTCGCAATGGAGAGAGAGCAGCACGAAAAAACAGCTTTACATTTTTCAGAAAAGGTACTTGACCACATTCAAGATGATAAAGGGTGGGAAGGCGGAGATTTTGAGTTTAAAAATTACTACACTAAAACCTACGGCAAATGACACACGCAGAAAAAAGAGCAGAGCAGGAGTTTCCTGACTTGGAGTTTAAAGGTATTATAGGACCATCTTCAAAACGATTACTACAACAATCTATTGAGGCCAGACGCACCGCCTTTATCGCAGGTTGGGACGATTTTAAGTACCCTGCTTTTCACTGGCAACCATTACCAGAATCACCTAAAACAAAGTAAGATGGAAAACGAAAATATAAACGAAGCAGAAAAACCGCAAATGAATATACCTGATGTTATAGACAGTCCTATTCTTGCGAAGATTGAACACATAAACGACTTAGGTAAATCTAAGTGGTACGAAGTTGTTTATTATGATGATGGTTGGTATTCCTACGCAGGAAGTAAAACCTTTCAAGATGGCGAACAAGTCGTTGATTGGAAGTACTGCAAGGATTGCCTATAACCCCCAGATAACTAACTAAAAAAATAAGATGGCAAACGAAAATATGAACGAAGCGGAAAGCCCAAATAGCACCAATGCAATGTTAGTGGCTGGCGTTTAACGATAATGCCTTGAGCGGCTTTGTAAAACTCACAATTATTATGGCAGAATTTAAACAATTTAGAAGAAAGCAGATTGCGGAACTGCGACCTTTTCAAGAAGGTGAACAATTATCCGAAAGAGTATCAGTATCACAAGCCGACAAAGAAGCTGGAAGCCCAAAGGTAGGGGATATGATTGCTCGTAATCCTAAAAACCACGATGACCAATGGCTTGTGGCTAAACAATATTTCGAGGACAATTTTGAACCTGCGGAATAAAAAATTGTGGTTCGTAGGATGCTCGGTATCGGGTGTCCTACGGTTGCCACTAACGTTTTGCAGATAAGCGAGGGCAAAGCCTTCAAAAACGAAAATTTAATCTTAAAACTAAATATTATTATGAAAACAAAAATGTCAAATTACCGCAATTGCTTTGCTCTTGCTTATGTGCTGTTAGTAGCTGTTTTTTTTGTTGGTTGCAAACAAGATACAGGATATACCAAAAGATATATTGTATCAAAATCAGACGATAACAATTGGACTACAAGCGGAATTATAGAATGTGATAGCCTTACAATGGTAAACAGGAATAAAGCAACATTATGGATTGATGGTCAAGAATTAAATTTAGAAGGTCAAACAATTAAGGTTTTTTCAAATACGAGTTATGTTGCTCCAAAATAGCTACTAACTCCCAGATTGACGAACTAAAAAAAGCAACATGGCAAAATATATATTAGTATATAAAATAGGTGGCTATTCAAATGATTATACTGATGATTACAGCCCACACATTGATGATGGTGGTGGGATGTATGCGAAACAATTTGGGATGGAAGAAGTATGCGGTAAGAGTTGAGCCGAGGCGTGTGTAAATAGAATTTTATGACAAAGAAAGATAGACAATTAATTTTCGACAAATACAAAGGCAAATGTGCTTACTGTGGATGCGATTTGCAGAAAGGATGGCACGTTGATGAGATTGAGCCTGTAAGACGCAACCACAAATGGAACAGCGAAAAAAGGCGATATGAAATTGATAAGCATAATCCAATGATGCACCCCGAAAGATTGCATATTGAAAACCAAAATCCAAGCTGTGCAAGTTGCAATATCAATAAACATAGTGAAAGCCTTGAAGATTTTAGAAAAGCAATAAAAGGATATATGAAGCACTTGAACGAAAAATCAACTCAATATAAAATTGCAAAACGCTACGGCTTAGTTGTCGAAAATGATATTGAGGTAAAATTTCATTTTGAAACGGTATGCTGTGGTAACTACAAAGAATACGGATGTTGCGGAGTGCCAAATCCTGTTCAAGTACAAGTAGAGTGTAAGAATTGCAAACAGAAGATAGGCATAACATCGGAATACAGTAACATTTAAAATTGAGCAATGAACGAACCATACTACAAGATGAAGATGTGGCTTGGTAAACTATACCTTGAACGGGGAAAGTTCAATCGGTACTTGAAAGTAATCAGCAAAAATCGTTTATCAAAAAAAATTGAGTTATGAACACAGAAAGAACCCCCGACCAAATAGCAGCAGAGTTGTACCCCATAACCGCTTATAAAAATATGTGGGAAGAGGCTGTTATTAAAAGAGAGCGTGCCGCATGGCTATCAAGGCAGAGTGAAGTGGATGAACTGAAACGGCAGGTGGAGGAGTTGATGGCATTCAACGAAACGTGTTTGCAAAACAACAAATCATTGACAGCCGCCAAAGAAAAGGAGATTAATGAACTGAAGCGGCAGGTGGAGGAGTTGAAAGAAAATCTACAAAATATGACTGATGACAGGAATTGTCTATTGGAATGTCAAGACTCTTTGCTTGCAGAAAGGAATGAATTAAAAGATACGGTATTAGACCAACAAGAGGAAGAGGATGAACTAAAACGGCAGATGGATGGGATGGAGAAAAAATACCTTGATGCCCTTGATTACAAAGATCAGATACACATTGATGTGGTGAAAGACTTGACAAACGAACTAGCTGCCAAAGAGAAGGAGATGGAGGATTGGAAGACAATAGCCAATGTGTACAAGCAAAGGAACAATGAACTAACTGATCCTCCGCAAATGGCAATGGGGGACGTAAACCACTTAGAAGCCACCCACGATGCCGAGATGTGTGCTTTTGCGGAGTGGATAGGTGTTCGAGGTTGGGAGTATAGTTCAACAAATTGGTGCTTTTGGGATATTAACCACGAATTGATTTCAGTCAAAACCACCACCGAACTACTAACTAAATTTAGAGAGCGATGAAATTAGGAGAGCAAATTATACCAATGGAATATTCTGAACAAGAGCTTATTAAAATTGCTGAAACGGGGACAGACTTTGAAAGTGAACTTGCTATGTACTTACTAAGAGAAAATTATGACTCTACATATGGCTGGTGTAATGATTGCGATTTCTTAGTATGCAAGAAAAGAGATTGTTGTTTAAATAGAATTGATAACCAAACTGAAACGAACCGTCAAGATTTACTTGACAGTTGAAAAAACAGAGGTATGAAAGAATACATTTTATGTGCGGCAATTTGGTATAAAGACATTACACTTAAAAAAGTGATTGAAGGAGTATTGCCAAGAAACTGTGATAAAGGATTAGTTGTTCTTGGTTATAGACACGTACAATGTATGTGGACAATGACAAGTTTAACAGGATTGAGAAGTGTTGAAGTTGCAGATGATGGAGTAGGTGAGTTCGAGCAAGGTTTTTTAACAAATCGAAACCGCTTTGTAGGAAGGGAAGAAGCTGCAATAATTGCTTTTGATGCCAAACAAATTGATACAGAACAAAAAAGACTTTTTAGCGAAGATTTATATTAAAAAACAGAGCCATGAAAGAACTAATTGAGTGGATGGAGCAAGAATTAAAAGGCCATGAACTAATAGGCTCAGACTACGGACTTGGTTTAAGAAGCGGCATCGGCAGATGCATAGCCAAAGCCAAAGAACTTGAAGCCGCAAATTGCGACCACAAGGATTGTCTCAATTATAGCAAAGATTTGCGACAGAACCATTCCGAGGATACGCTCGATATGCACACCTGAGTAAGTCAATATATTATGATTTATATAATATGAAACAGCAAGGGTAAAATAAATGTTTGCTGGTATCAAAAAAGATACTATCTTTGTATAACAAAAGCAAAGAAAATGACACTCACTACACAAGACCTCAAAAACAGAAAGCCCTACATCCTCGCAAAGATCACCAAAGTTGCTGGTGAAGAAAATTTGCAAAGCTATATGAAAGTGATGCTGATGGAGGTTGAATTTGGATTTGAAGGTACTGTGTACGATCTTTTTCTTACGGTTCACGCTCAACTGAGGGCAAAAAGCAGCAAGACTACCAAAGTAGCAGAAGCAAGGGCAAGGGTAGCGGAAGTTACAGGCGTTGAGCAAAAATCATGGGCTGAAACAAAATTTGGCGGATATTAAAAAAATGAGGCGGCAACTCAATAATCACGGCGAATAATAACATGAGAACAGAAAAAATGATTTATCAGAACGGGAACCGGGTTAAGGTCGGCGACGACAGCGATCATTCGACCGTCAGGGACCTGATTAGGAAAGGCGTCGTGAAGAACGTCGACAACTTCGGCCCGCTATTAAGTAAGGAATCAGGCAGCGTGTTTATAAGTACGCAAGGGCTTGACAAGGTGACGGCTGACGGGTACGAATTATTTATTAAGCCATCGACCGGGATCGCCCTGTCTTCTGATTTTTCGAAGACGACAGAACTTCGCGGGGTCCAAGTTTATTACCAAAGAATTAAAGCTTAAAATTACTATAAATAAATAACATGAGAACAGAAAAAAGGTCTTACATCGCTTATTTCGAGAAAAAAGGAACGGATAGGGAGTACGATAACATCCGTATCGGAGCTTATTCGCTGAAAGAAGCAAAAGTCTTTGCCCAAAAATATAAGAGGAAAATGGGCTACGGCAAAAAATTCACAACCGAAGTAAAAAGATATGAACCCTGAACTACTACACCAAGCCCGTGAGTTGATCGCGGGCTTCATTTCTACCCGTAGGCGCGAGAAAGGGCTTTCACAGGCTGCTCTTGCTGATAAAGCTGGCTTCGGTATAGCAACTATCAAACGCCTCGAAGATGCCAAATTCTGGCCTAATATGAAGCAATTCGTGGTTATCTGCCATGCGCTTGATTTGGAAGTTTGGGTAAAAAAAGCAAATTATGAAAGCAAATGAATTAAGGATAGGTAATTGGATTATAGGCTGTAATGGTAAGTATTTCCAAATATTCGAAGATGGTATGGAGATTTTAATGGGCGCAAGGAATTACGGGGATTTTGACCCCATCCCCCTAACCCCTGAGATACTTGAAAAGGCGGGGTTTGAAAAGGGGTTAAATGGGTACTTTTTTAGGGGAGGTGTTGAATATAATCTAAAAAGGCATATGTTAGAAGGGTTTGGTTATTGTGAAATTCTGTATGTCCACCAACTCCAGAACCTTTATTACGCCCTGACAGGCGAGGAATTAAATATTGAGCTGTAAAAATCATCGGGCTACTAAACAAGTTAGCCAATTAACACCCTGTTAGTAAATAATTTAGCAAAGTCCTGTATTCTTTAGTAAATTTGAGGCCGTATGGTAAATCCATGCGGTTTTTTCATTTGTGGCATACAACAAAGATGAAATTTTACAAAAGGCACTTTCAGCAATAGATAACGAAGAATGCGTAACTATTGAGGAGGTGTTATTGTTTTTGCCCATAGCCACAAGCACTTTCTATGCGTGGGAAATGGAAAAATCGGAAGACCTAAAAGATGCGCTAAACGCAATGAAGGTCAAGCTGAAAAAGAAAATGAGGCGAAATTGGCGAAATAGCGATAACGCCACATTACAGATAGCAGAGTTCAAGCTAATCAGTTCAGACGAAGAAAGGGACAAACTGAACACACAGAAAGTACAACAAGATAACACTCACTCATTCAAGGATAAACCCACAATCAACCTAATACTGGCAGATGGAAGTAAAGCTAACGATTCCAGCCACTAAGACGGTTGAAGCTCTTTTACATAGCGAAAAAAGGTACATCGTTAATGAAGGTGGTGCCAGGTCAGGTAAGACATATGGAACGATGCAGGGTCTTATCTACTATGCTCATGCCAACCCAATGACTAAGATCACAGTAGTTTCTCATTCACTACCTCACTTAAAAAAGGGTGCAATGAGAGATTTTCTGGACATCATGGATTCATGGAGATGGTACGACGAGAACGAGCATAATAAGACTGATAACGTTTACCACTTTGATAACGGATCGTACATAGAGTTCTTTGGGTTGGAGGATGCAGGAAAAGCAAGGGGGCCAGGTAGGCACATTCTTTTCATAAATGAGGCTAATCTAATCACTAATGCACTATTCGACCAGTTGGATATGAGAACCACCGGAAAGGTGATTATAGACCTTAACCCTGCTGACTTCGATTGTTGGTGCTATGGGTTAGCAGATGGGACAGAGGCGGTAAAGATTCACAGTACTTACTTGGATAATCCGTACCTGAGTAAACCACAGGTTAGCGTAATAGAAGCCTATCGGGAAGCCGATGAAACGATGTGGCAAGTCTTTGGTTTGGGACTGAGGGGAACGAGTAAAGAGCAGATATACACCCATTGGAGGCTAACGGACAATATACCAGAAGGGGCGGTATTCTACGGCTTAGACTTTGGGTACAATGTTCAAACGGCTCTTGTAAGGTTATGTGTTGTCGAAGGCGCTGCATATGTAAAGCAATCACTTTACAAGACCAAGTTAACGACTAACGATCTGATAGAGGAATTGAAAGGTTTAGCGATACGGAACGAAGAAATATTTTGTGATGCTGCTGAGCCGAAAACGATAGAGGAGTTATACAGGGCGGGATTCAACGTAAAGCCAGCTGACAAGGATGTAACAGAGGGGATTCGGAAGGTAAAGAGTTTACCGCTATACATTCAGAAAGACAGTGTAGATATCATAGCTGAGATAAAAAAGTACAAGTGGATGGTTGATAAGAATGAAAAAGTTTTAGATGAACCGGATAAGGGTGCAGGGCATGATCACGCTATGGATGCTATCAGATACGCAATTTTCACGAAACTAAAGACCCCGTCTTTCACATGGGGCGTATTATAAATGGGGTTATTTGACTTCCTAAGAAAAAAGGGTTTAGACCCGAAACAAAGCCTTTCAAGTTTCCCAATGGTATTGGGTCAAACTGTAATGGGGCAATATAATAAGCAAACGAGTTTAGAGGAATCATACGCCTCTAATGCTGATATATACGCCATTGTTTCACTCTTAGCAAGAAAGGCAGCATCTATACCCTGGTATGTTTACAAAAGGAAAAACGAAAAAGGCTCTAAGGTAGCATTTGCCCGCTATAAGAATACGGGCGATTTAGCTGAAAGAAAGAAAGCATTAGAAGAAGATATAGTAGAGGGTGGAGGGTTGGCTGAGTTATTAGCACGTCCTAACCCAACACAAGGGCAGGATAAGTTCTTTGAAAGTCTTTACACATATTATTGGTTAACGGGAGAGGGGTTCATATGGGGAAACGATGGAAACTCGGACAACCCTAAAGCAAAGATAGTAGAAATGTTTGCCCTTCCATCTCAGTTGATAGACCACGTATTAGACCCTAATGATATTTTTGGAATATTAGGGTGGAAGCTGAACATAGCAACAGGGGTAAGATTATCTAAAGATGATGTGTTACAATGGAAGATGACCAATCCTTTGGTGATTGATGATCATGTAGGGGTTCGGGGGATGAGTCCACTTCAGGCAGCTTATCGCACGTCGCAAATGGGCAATGAGGCTGAAAAGGCTGCTTATTCGATGATGGCAAATGGAGGTGCGAAAGGTGCACTAACTCCTGAGCCAGTTGGCAATCTGGTTCCAAATGTAAGCGTAGAACAAGCTCAGGCTATCAAGGACTTCATGACAACGTATGTCAATGGAACTTTGAACAAAGGCAATATAAGCGTATTACAGACACCGTGGAAATATCTTGACTTTGGATTAAGCTCAGTAGATATGCAGCTCATAGAAGCGCAAAAAATAACCCTGCATAAACTTTGTAGGGTGTTTGGTGTGCCTGTTATACTTTTTGAGGCTGATTATATGTCTGATAATAATTATCAGAACGCTTTACGAGATTTGGTTACGAACACGATTGTCCCTGCAATAGCAAGTTTAAGAGATGAACTGAACAGGTGGCTGGTAGCAAGAAATGGAAATAATTCAGAGTACATTGATTTTGACGTTCAAGCACTTCCGGAGTTACAGAAAGACATTACTCAGTTAGTGAGTGGGTTGGTAAATGCACATTGGTTAACGTTTGACGAAAAGAGAATAGCGATGGGCTACGAGCCTAAAGGCGGTGAGTACGATATAAGTTATGTTAATAGCGGCCTAATACCATTAGGTGAAA